AAGCGGCTATGCAGGCAGACCCGCAAACGGCTATTAAGTTGCGTGAAGTCGAAGCATCGCTGACGCAGGCGCTTATACAACAGCGCGGCAGCGTAGTGACGGCGGAAGCCAATGGCGAGTCGTGGCTTCAGAGAAATTGGCGTCCGTTGGTCATGCTTTGGTTCGCGGGACTGGTAGGCGGATATTGGTTCGGCTTTACGCCTGAGAACCTATCACAAGAGACCGTCACGGCGCTTTTTGACATCGTGCAGTATGGCCTGTCGGGCTACATCATAGGGCGTAGTGCCGAGAAGGTGACACGCATAGCCACGGGTGGCGGACTACTGGATAATATCTTAACGCGGCGCAAATAAAAAGCCACCCGGCAAGGTGGCTTAGTGGTGCGAAACTATGTGCGCTCAAACTATAACACTCAAATCATCGTCAGCATACTCTTCCCGCCCATTTTTGTGCGCCCAGCGGTTCCAGTACGCAGCGCGTCGAGTTGTGGGCATGTTGAGCATGGATTCCAGCGCGTAACGCACTGCTTCGCGTGAGTACCCGGTGGCCAGCGCTGTGTTGATAACATCGCCGCAGCGCGTGTAGGCGTACCAGACGCTTGGCCAGTCTAGGCGCGGGCATCGCACACCTTGTAGCCGTGGGTCAGTCAGCCCCAGTCCGCGCAGGGCCGCGCTGTATTCGCGCCCCGATATGCCCAGCTTGTCGCACACTTCAGCTTTCGTGTACGCCGGGTAGGTCTCGCTGATAAACGCAATATCCGTACTGTCTAGCCGTCTCATTGCCGCGCCCCTTGCAAATGCCGATACGCCCCCACGGGCTGCGTGCAGGCGTCGTGCAGCGATACGCCCTGGTACCGGATGCGCTGTTCGGCAGTCACGACATTGACCACTCGCCCCGGATATTCGCGTATCTGACGCTTGATAGACTTTGCGCCTGCCACGGCACGCAACGCTATGGCCTGTTTGCGATTTTCATCAAATAGCTGCTGTTCGTATTTACTCAGTCGCATGTTGTGCTCCTTTTTTGGGGTGTAAAAAAGCCCCTGTATCGTAGGGGCGAACGGTGGTTTCCCACACCTACTGCAATAGCAGTGCCGTCGAAACGGAGGAGGTCGGTGCATGACCACTGCGGATGATATTCTGCCCCTCTAGATCCGCGCTTGGGTAAGCCCTGGTATTGCATAGCGCCCCAGGGCTGGCGCTTTATCGGTGTTTGGCTGCCGCTTCACCCGCTAGGGCAAAATAGGCCGCGCCATCTTCATACGAGTCTAACCGCAAATCGCCCTGCTGGCTACGCACTAATTTCAACAATGCCATAAAATGCCAGCCTTGCTCTTCTGTGAGTGCAATGCCTGTGGTGGCGCGAAAGGCGTTAACCGTAGCCACCATGCTGCGCTCGCCTTGCGGCTTGTCGTATGTGCTGGCACGGTCTTGCATGTGCTGTGCGGCGGCGTTGAGTATGCTGTTAGCGGTAATCGCGTTGTGCATATCTCTGGCTAGCTGCTCATCCAGCAGCCGCGCATCTTGGGCGTGCTGCGCGTTTGGGCAGTCGTCGCAGTAATCATCTTGGCCGCAAGGCTGGCCGTCACTGCAGGTTTTTAATTCTTCAGCATATTCACGCGCCTGAGAGTCGGTCAAGCTGCTGGTGTTTGGGTTTAGCTGGCGGTCAACGCGATGCTTTACGCCTGTTATGCCGTGCGGCTCATTCCGGCTCTTAACTGGCTCATTATTGCTCATATATTGATTCACTGGTTTTAGTGTTTTTCGCCAGTTGTGGCCGCTTGGTAGTATGCCTTCGCTGCCCTGGGATACCTTCCCTGACGGCGATGTTTCTACCCAGATATTTCCATAGATGTAGGGCTCTTTTTCATACCACCACCATTCGCCCTCGCCATCCTGCGCCTTCCACCGCGCCCACTCCGGCGCATCCGCATCATCTGGTTCGTTGATGAGTTCGGTGCGGCGGTCTAGCCAGTCTTGACGATGGATTGGGGTAGTATCGCCCTTTGCAAAGCATTCCCATTCCTTTTGGTGCGTTCCCCACATCCCTGGCGCTTGAGGGCTGGGAATCTCACCTGCTTTGAAAACAGGCCACTCTGGAAACTCCATCGCCAGCTTATCTAACAATTCATCACGATTCATAACGTATACCCCATCTTCTCACAAATCCAAACGCCCAGCGCTGCAATCCCCAGTAGCGCGCCAATACAAATTAA